GCAATGGGCGAACAAAACATTGATGGCGGAGTCAAAGACACCTGGCTCAACTCCTAAAGCTGACCTTGCTCGGGCAAATGCAATTATCAGAAAATCTACCCACATTGCCCCTAGCAAAGATGGTTCGGGTACAGGTGAGGCTAACAAAGCCGTTTCACCTTTAGGCAAAGTAGCTCAGGATGAGGGGTTGACCCCCGGCACTCCTGCTTTCAATGCACGTGTTCAGGCGTTGCAAAAAGAACGGTCAGAGGTAAAACTGACCACTGATGACCGCAAAGCTATCAGGGAGTCGCAAGCGGCAATTAGCGCCGGTAAAACGCTACTTGTGAATCTTAAAAAAGCCATAGATATCAATGAAAAAGCGTATTCGGGTTTTGGTGCAGGTGTGCGCCGCAGTATTGGCAGAAATTTACCCATTGTCGGAGATTCAGAAGGCGTAAAAGCAACCACTGAGCTTGAAAACCTCATGGGCAAAAATGCATTGAGCCAGTTAAAAATCATTTTTGGTGGTAGTCCTACAGAAGGCGAACGCGCTCTTTTGCTGGAGCTTGAAGGTGCACTGAGCATGAGTGCAGGTGAGCGTAAGATTATTTTTGAAAACGCCATGGCCGCCGCTGTTCGAAAACTCAAAGAGCATGAAGAAATCATTAAAGAGACGAAGTCTGGCTCTATGCACAAAGCGCAGACAGATGAGTTTGCAGAAGGTGGCTTTGTCAAGATGCAAGACGGTGGCGGGATGGCGGAGTTGGATGATGACCAGTTGTTTCAAAAGCTCTACGGTGCCAATGTCAGCCAAGGTCCTCGGGGGCGGCAAGAGTCTGCCATGCTTGGCGCTGGACGCAAGATGGGTCCTGGGTATGGTTCAGTTGAGGGTCATGTCAGCCGCACCCCCGATGTGAGTCCGCAGAATTTTGGCGCCTTGGCTGCCCGTTACTCTGTTCCTGTAGGACAAGGCCAAGTGGCAATGTCTGCCATGCAACCAGCAGGTGTTCCTGTCCGTTTGGCTGACTTACAAGCCTCGTATCCTGTGGGTCGGGGCAACTTAGGTGTGGGTGTAGCAGCATCGCGTTACTTGCCTGCAAACAAAAACCAAGTGGATGCACGTTTTATCAACTACGACCGTCCTGTGGGCTCTGGCACCTTCAACTTTGGTGCAACCAAGCCCACGCAAGGCCCTGCACAATACAATGCCAATTACCGCATGAATTTTGCAGACGGTGGTGCTGTCCGGATGGAGGATGGTGGTAAGCCACAACGTGCATACGTGCCGACAGAGGAAGACGCGGATTACTCGCTTGCTAATTTTGCACGTGCTGCTGGTCAAGGTGCGGGGTTCTCATTTGGTGATGAGGCCATAGCAAGGGTGCGGGCGCAGATGGAAAATAGGCCGTATGAGGAAGTGCTTGATGAGGAACGAGCCAAGTATGAGGCTTTTGTCAACAAAAACCCCTACACCGCTTTAGGCACAGAGTTGGTAAGCGGTCTCGTGCCTTCCTTAGCAATGAGCATGGTGCCAGGTGGGCAAGCACCCGCAGTTGGTATCAACCTGAGCCGTGGCAAGCGACTGTACGACCTTGCAAAAACCTCAGGAAGCGCAGGCGCACAAGGATTCGTGTCTGGTGTAGGGGCGGGGGAAGGAGATGCGGGGAATCGCCTGTCTGAAGGCGTTAAAACCGGAACAACAACCGCGGTGGTGGCACCAGCGATTTCTAAACTCATCACCAAGGGTGGTCAAGGACTTAGTGCAGTCAAAAAAGCAATCTTCCCAAATGCAACAGATGTTACTGATGCAGCCATCAACAAAGTGCTCAACGCAATGAACCGTGATTCTGTTGGCATGGGTTCACTTAAACGAACCATGGCGCAGGATGCTGCCTTAAATGTCAAGTCAACAGTTGCTGATGTTACCCCTTCCCTTACCAGCCTAGGGGAGGCGGTGGTGACCAAACCAGGAGGCGGTAAAAAGATTTTGGGTGACACTATGGAAAAACGCCTTGAATCTGGGCGTCAAAGTGTTGCTGACAAAGTCACAAAGTCTGTGGGTAAAAATGCAAATTACGCAGATCAGGAAACCAAGATGCTGAGTGTGTTGAGGGGCAATGCAGATAGTGCCTACAAAGATGCTTACGCCTTTGGCACAGTGAATGACCCAAGAATCACAAAAGTGTTAGAAGATCCCACCTTCAAAAAGGCCTATGAAGAAGCCCGTTCTATTGCAGAAAAAGAGAAACTGGCAGCGCAGTTACGGGGTGAGGACACGAGTCGCTTTGAACTCAAACGACTTTACACTGTTAGCCCAGATGGCACAACACGGGTCACTCAGATGCCCGATGTCCGCACACTTGACTACATCAAACGGGGCATAGACTCAATAATTGATAAGGGTTTTGGAGGCACCAATCCCTTGTCTAAAACTGAGGCCAATGCACTTAAAGATGTGAAGAAAGAGTTTGTGAAGGTCATTGATAGTGTGACCACAGACCCAGCAACAGGGGTTTCCAAGTATGCACAGGCACGCACCAAGTATGCAGGAGATAGTGAGGTGTTGGAGGCGTTGAGGTTTGGTAAGGATGAGTTTTTGAAGAAAGGCTTTATGCCAGATCAGGCAAAGGCGATGGTCAAAAACATGTCTGATGCTGAAAAGAACGCACTGCGGGCTGGTGTAGCACAAAGTATTCTCAACGACATCTTGACTCGCCCACAACAAATCAATGCTGCTCAAATCGTCATCTCAGCACCTGCAACCAAGGCCCGTCTTGCTGCCCTGTTTGACAACCCGAATGACTACAAGCTGTTTGAGGCAGCGTTGGAGCGGGAGGCACAATTGTTCCGTAACGCTCAAGACATTGTGCGAAATAGCCGCACCGCTCCCCGTGCTGCTGCGTTAAAAGATTTGGATGAAAATTCTGTTGTTGACATTACAGGCCAATTGCTTGATCTGAGTTCTTCAAGTGGGCCTGGTTCCATGCTTGCCAAAGTATTTAAAATCTACCAATCAGGCTTGCCCATGAGTGAAAAGGTTGCCAATGAGGTAGCCGAAATGCTGAAAACAGGCTCCCCCCGTGAGGTGCAGAAGTTGACAGCAAAGTTGGAGGCACAAATGCAGAAGCAATCGCAACAGGCAGCTAAAAATGCTGTACGCGAAAAAAGAATGACTAGTGCTATGAGTGTGTCAGCGGGTGAGGCACCCTCTTCAAGCAAAAAGCAGCCCTCTGTAGAACAGAGGTTAAAGGATGAGGATGCTACATTTGAAGAACTGAAAAAGAAATACGCAACAGAGGAGTAATCACATGGCAACGAAAAAGAATGTGTCATTGAGTATTGGCAGGGGTGAAAAGTTGCCGGTCTCCAAGGGCGCTGGGTTGACAGAAAAAGGCAGGGCAAAGTACAATGCTGCAACTGGCTCTAACCTTAAACCGCCTGCCCCCAACCCTAAGACCACGGCAGATCAGGGGCGTAAGGATTCATTTTGTGCAAGAATGGGCGCTGTGGCAGCCAATGCCAAAGATGGTGAACGTGCCAAAGCAGCCCTTAAACGATGGAAGTGTTAAATCATGGCAACCAAACCCGGACTGTACGCAAACATTCACGCAAAACGTGAGCGGATCAAAGAGGGCTCGGGTGAGAGTATGAGAAAGCCTGGCACCAAAAACGCACCCACTCCCGCTAACTTTAAAGCAGCTGAGAAGACAGTCAAAAAGAGCAACAAGTAATGGCTGAAGAACAGCAAGATCTTCTTTATAAGTATGGCAGGCCACCTGTCGATCTTGACCAACTGAGTCAGCAATATGATGATGGTGCCCATCTTTTAGGTTCAAATCCTAACATGATGCCGGTGGGCCTTTTTCCAAAACCCAAGCCCCGCCCTGTAGCTGAACCACCTGCTAACTTGCCCCGCCAACCAGTTTCCATTCTTGGTACTGTAGCACCTCCACCTGTTCAAATACCCTCTATTATTGACCAAATTCCTGGTCAATCTGCACCTGCTACTGCTAAACCTGTTAACCCTTTTACAGAAGTATTTAGCAGTCCAGACAAAATGGAAAAGTTTGCATTGGGTTTACAAAATTCTCCTTCATTCACAGATCCCGCTGCTGCTAAAACTGCCAGAAACAGGGGAATGGCGTTAACTAACTGGATGAGAACTCTTGAAAAACCCTCAACAGATCCAAAAAAAGTGTTTAATCAATATAGGGAAGCAAGAGCAGTGGGGTTCGCTCTTGCAAATCAATACAGCATGGCAGGGGACAGAGAAACAGCAAACATGTTGGAGGAGGCACTTATTGATTGGTCTAAACCAGGAATACCACCCATGCCAGAAAAAAAATCGAAAGGTAAGAAATAATGGCTGCCATTTTTGACGTAAACGGGGCATATGCAGGGGATGATGGCATGGGTGATGACACCCCCGCTCCTAAACCTGCCATGAATCCAGAGGTTGCAAGGCTACTAGCCCGCTACCCAGCGCCCAACTTCTACAACCGCCCATTGGTTGGTGACATGTCACCAAGGCAGATGGTTGGAAAAGCCATTCAAAAAGGGTTTGAGGTACGGGACACTCTTAGGGATGCTGGCAAAATTGGGTTGATGGTGCATCCTGCAACCGCTCAATACGCCGCTGCTGTTCCCATGGCTCTTGCACAAGGTGAAATGCTGTTAGGCAGAGCACAAAAGTATGGTGCAGAAAAGATGTACGAGCTTGCTGGTGATGAAGAAAACGCCGCTCGTATTGCTGAACAAAAGTCACCTGAATTTGCATCCTTGGTGCAAAAATACTACAAGCCTTTGATGGCAACAAGCCCATCGGGAAAAGCGATTCAAGAACCTGCATTAAAGTTTTTGATGGAAAATGTGCCTATGGTGCCCTCTGGTCCTAAGGGCTCTGGGTTTGCGCCTTCACCTCCTAGCCGTCCCCTGCTCACACCTAACGATGCACGTGCTATTTTAGGTGAAACAGCTCGAGCAAAAGATGTGGTTTCACAAATTCCAACGGATGTTGGAAATGTGGTTCGTTCTAACATCACACGTATTGACCCTATAACTGGCAAACCATCTGTAGGTAGTCAAATTGGTCAAGTGGTGGCTAGGCCCACAAGAGCAGTACAAAAGGGTGCAAGTGCAATTGAAGATGTAACCATTGGCAATGTGGAGCGTGCAAAGGTTCGTAGAGCAGCAAGACAGGCGCCAACAGATGATGCTGTTTATGACCCATTGCGGGAACGCATGCAGGCTTCTGGTAACTTGGCGTTTGCTGTCAAACCAAGCGGTGGCAACTTTCCAACAACCTTGGGTGCAACTAAATCAATAGAAGAACTTGCCAACATTTCTCCTGTATACAGTCACCTAAATGCCTCTGCTCCTGACCTCCACTACACCCCTGTCAATGACATTCCAGGGCTTGGAAAAACGCATTATATTGAATGGAAACAAAATGTACTTGACACCAATCAACGGGAGGCTTTTGATAAGTTTCTTACGGCTGAAATAACAAATGAATCAAAATCGTGGCAAGACTGGGTACAAAAGTACCCAGCTATTTTAGAACAGCCAACTGTTCGTTTTAACATTGAGGGGGTAGATCAGGATATAAGCCCTGCAGCACTACTGCAGGATTCTGGGTTTGCCCCATCTGTTTTGCCTAGTAGACTTAACTTTTATGACTTGCCTAAAAATGTTAAAAATGTTGTCTTAAACAGTGCAAGCGATAATTTTACTAAGCAATGGAATGAGGAAAATGCAGATTCACCACTTGCACAGATCCCCGGTTCTTCTTTAGACCTTGGCAAAGTAATTGAGCCCTATTATGACTGGATGACCAAAGGCCCCTACCTCAACTACATTACCAAACAAATGGGCACTGGCACCAAGAATGACCCGTTTGTCAAGTCAGCAGAAAAAGATGTGTTTGTGGGTGACCCTGACTTTGTAACAGATTCAAACTACTACAGTCGGGCACAAGCCATGGGTGAAAATGAACGTCAATACGCTATGAGTAATCATTCTGCTGACGTTTTGGCAAAAAATCCAGAAATCGGTACTCAAACAGCAACTACCCCATTGGGTCAAAAAGTTGAAAACATGAGTGACGCCTCTATTACTTCTGACTATTGGAATGATGATAAAGTCCAAACTCAACAACCTGCCTCATTAACCTTTGACCCACAAAGTCAACGGTGGGTATCAAGGCGGGGAGAAAATTCAAATAGTGTAAGAGCTTCTGAGTTTCAAGATGAGGCGGAAGCACAGGCGTGGCATGAGGACTTGATAAGGGATGACGGCTACACAGGTCCTGCCTTTCCTTACATGTCAAGGGTCCCAGATGATGTTCCAATCTACGACATCAATGACCGGTACATAGACAAGATGGGCTTGGAAAATGTGCGAAAAAATGTTCTTAGAAGCCTGATAAGAGGTGACATTGCATCAGAAGACTTGAAAAAAGTTGACATGACTGCTGCTATTAACTTGACGCACAAACAGCAGAAGGCAGAAGAAAAAGCAAGACAAAACAGCAAGAAAGCATACAACGATTGGCGCTACAACCGTATTCAAGAATACCCCGCTTCTGTTCTCTTTACAGAGCCTGTGGGCATCACACCTGCAGGGTCAAAGGTAGTAGAATTTAACAAAGCATTCATTGATGCAAACCCTGAGATGTACATTCGGGATTTTTGTGTTCTTACCAAAGACTTGAATTTCTGTCTTGCCCGTGGCGGTCACGGTACTCCTGACTACCCCGGTCACTCCCCTTTGGTTGAGCCGCACACAGGTCTTGTACCAAGAGGCAACGACACCACCTCCTCTGGCTACATTGATGAGGCATTAGCAGGGCGAGAAATGTTTCCTGCTGTCTTTGCCCCCGACGGCTCAGCGCAGGGTGCGATGCAGGTGCGTCTACGCACACCGAATCCAGATGATATACAGCAAGATGTAAGGCGCTACCTTTTAGAAAACGGCATGAACCAAATTGACGCCCTTCCAGTTGGTGTGCGGAACTTTATACAGACTGGAAGACAATGGAAGGCAGCTGTTACTGAAATGCCTGAATTGCAAAAATTTATGGATGACAAAACAACCTACAAAATAGATCAAATAAAGGGTGAGAATAACAGCAAAATAGACCCTCGTTTTGAGGCACCTATCCGTGCATGGTTAAATCAAAACAATGACAAATTAGACAGCCGGGTTAACGACATGCATAACCTTCCCAATACCCTTGACTTGTTGGAAAATCATCAACGGGATGCTGTTAAATTTAACCCCCTGTTTGACCACCACGCAATAGATGACTTGTTGATGGAAGTAGCAGGTGAGGCAGGGCGTGAGGCGCAAATGGATTTGGTCATGTATTTAGACAACGCCGCTGACCAAAACCTTGTTCCACCGGGTGAAGATTTCCAGGACTGGATACATGAGGTAGTAGGTGAGGCAGTTGGTAACAACAGCAAAAACACCTTTATGGCAGCGCTTGACCCAGCAAAATTGACTGATCAACTTTTAAAAGACATTGACAAGGCATGGAAAATTTATCGCAATGAGTACAACGAGGCTTTAATGCAGGGATTGGGTGGAAAGAGGTTTATTGGGGAGGAAGATATACTGGATGCATCTTATAAATATGGCATGCCCATGTCCGTACTTGCACCACCATTTAAAACTACTACTGAGCTTGGTCAAATGACTGTGCAAGAATTGGCAGGGGAAGTCAAGCGTGCTCAAGATGTTTACGACCGTGCTTACCAAATTAACAGGCGCCAAAAAGATGGTCAACAAGATGTTTACAACACAGATGATTTTAGGAGTTATGCAGACAAGGTAAAAGATGCTTTTACAGAGGCAAGAATAAACAGTTTTTCAACAGATGATTCTGCTAAAAAGTTACTGGATTATGCAAGAGGGCATGATGGCAATCCAGATGTTGATTCTTTGCAAAATGTCATTGATAGATTTACAAATGAGCACAACGTAGATAGACTTTATGAGATATCTGGAATAGACATATTGCCAAGAACTACTGAGGACAAAAAGCAGCGGTTTACACAGGTTAAAGAACAAGTGCTAGAAAAACTGCATGCTGCCTTGGCAGAGGAAAAATCACGCCTGTTAACTGCACCATCAGCTGTGGAAACGAAAAGAAGAGCAAAAAGTACACTTGACCAAATCCATGAGCACTTTGATAGGTTGCAAAACGCACCCCCAGGCACCCGGTTTTACGAATCAGCTGAGTACAGAAATAACACCGGTATACAAGACCTCATCAACCGTTTTGAAAATGATGCAGTAGTTCGTGAGTTGCTTGCACCGCTTTCAAAAGAGGAGAGGCATTTGGTAAGTCATGCCTTTACTGCAGGTCGCGACGTTAAGGTTCCAGAGTTTGTAAATGTACCCATAACACAGGAGTTGGCGTATGATGCACCACAAGAAATTGTAGGTGAACCAGGGGAAAGACACATAACCACTAACTTTGTTGGAAATGAAACAGGCGGGGAACGAGCACAGCAATACTTGACCTCTATCTGGAATGACATTCGCAATTCTGACGAATACCGAAATGCTGCTACAGAAACAGACCGTTACCGTGCAGTAAAAGCCAAGGTAGCTAAAAACTTACTGGCATTGAATGAGGGTTTCAAAACACCTACTCAAATGGGTTTGACTCGAACCCGTTACCAGTATTTGCAAGACAAGTTGGGGGATGCTGAGTCCAACATGGAAAATGCCATTAGGGATGCAGGAACCAGAGAGATGTTAGGTCAAGACAACCCATACCCTGTTGAACCTCAAGACCTTCAGCAAAGTTTTGACAACTTAACAGGTAAACTTGAAAACGGGGAAATTGATGCTCGTGCTTTAATTCACTACGCTGACTCCTTGCGCAATAACGGAGGCGTTCAATACTTGCACCGTCAAATGGGGCAAGATGAAAACGACATGTTCAATTTGGCAAGAGAGCTTGAGCAGTATGTTGAACGCTATGAGCGACAGGCAGGTGGCAATGAGCCGCCTGTTTTTGACCCAATGGCAGTGGCAGATGACTTGTTGACACAGGATATAGAACCTGACGGTCAATTAAACCTGCGTGCAGTTTACGACACCATGTACGCTCTCACAAACGGTGTTCTAGATTATCCTGCTTTCCGAGGTAATACTGGGATGAATGCAGATGAGCATTTGCAAGCATCAAGAAATGTTTTGTGGTTGATGGCACATAAATTAGTAGAACAAGGTTACCCAGCACCCGACTTTATGCAAGGAATGATACCTCCTGTAGGGTTTGACTACCTCCCTGTTCCTGCACCACAAGCACAGCAGTTGCAAGCACCTCCTGCAGAAATCAATGTGGACGATTTGAACCTGTTTGAGCCAGATCCTGGGCACCCAGCCAATGCACCAGCAAGACAAGCTGCCACACCTGAACAACGCGACTTGCTTGACCGTTTGCACAATACATATCTTCAACAACTGCAAAACCCAGAACAAGCAACTTTGTTCTTCAATGACTTTATGGCACAGTTTCCACAACTGCAAGGGCAAGAACGAGCAGTGATGAACATGATTGAAATTCGTGTTGCAGACTTGCAAGCACAGGCACAAGAACAACAACAGCAAAGACAAAACCCAGAGGGGCGTGCAAGAGGTGGTTTGGTTCGACCACTTATGAGAAATTCACAACTTGCCTCCCTTCATTACCGGTACGGTGGCTTTTTGCATTAAAATATCTGTTCTCCAGCGATATTATGCAGTTGCCAGGAGCCTCATAGCCCTGCCCTAACCGGTGGGGCTTTTTTTGCACTCTTTACACGTACGTGAACCCTTAGGTCATTTTTTTTATTTTCATAAAAAAGTTAAGAATGCTAATATACTGATAAAACACACGTAGTAATTGACTTTTTACTAATATAGGTACTAATAAGTGCTAATAACAACTAATATTTCATAGTTATCCACAGCATGCTTTGTTGCAACGGTTTCGATTTTGAAAAATGAAAAATAATTTCTGTCCCTATCACGTACGTGTATGGCATAGGAAAAAACAATTAGACATTGCTGTTATTGGGCTATAATGGGTACTCAGAAAGCAACAGAAAGAGTTTTGAAATGCAGAGATTTAAGACCAAACCCTATGACCATCAGTTAGAGGCATTTAACCTGTCCTCTGAACTAGAATCATTTGCCTTGTTGATGGAACAAGGTACTGGCAAAACAAAAGTCATCATTGACACTGCCGCCCATTTGTTTGGGTTGGGACGGATTGATGCTGTGCTTGTTGTTGCCCCCAATGGTGTTCACCGCAATTGGATTCACAACGAGTTGCCGGTGCACCACCCAGATTGGGCTCCCCACATCGCCACCTATTGGTCATCTATGCCAACGAAGGCAGAACGCAAGGCCCTCGAAAACCTGTCAGATCCCAAGTTTGTGGGTCTTCGTTGGTTATCCCTCAACGTCGAAGCGTTCTCTTCTGAAAAGGGGCGCAAAATGGCTGAGAACTGGCTTCATACACACAAGGTTCTGTTTGTTGTTGACGAATCATCGCGAATCAAGACACCAACGGCACAAAGGACCAAGAATATTTTGAAACTTGCCAAGCTGGCGCCTTACAGAAGAATTATGACAGGGACGCCCGTGACGCAAGGTCCCACAGATGTTTTTGCCCAGTTTTCATTTCTTGATGAGAACATCCTGCAAACCAGTAGTTATTATGCTTTCAAGGCTGAGTATTCTGAGTTGTTGCCAGCCAACCATGGTCTCATGCGGCACATTGTTGCAAGAACAGGCTCCAAGTTTGTGCCTCAAGTCATTGCCAAGGACAAGAGTGGTAGACCCATTTGGCGGAACCTTGACAAGTTGCAGTCCTTGCTCGCTCCTTACTCCTACCGGAAGCGGAAAGTCGAGTGCCTGGACCTGCCGCCTAAGATTTACCAACGCCTGTACCATGAGTTGGAGCCGGTGCAGGAGAAGGCGTACAACTACATTAAGGATGAGTTGAGGATGAAGATGGAGAGTGGGGATGTGAAAGTGCTCACCAAAATGGAATCTATTTTGCGCCTACAACAAGTGGTAGGTGGGCATGACGGGGAAAGTAAAAGCTATTTTGAAACACCTGAGAAAAACCCACGCATCGCTGCCATGATGGAGGCGTTGGAAGACATACAAGGAGGGGTCATCATTTGGGCACGTTTTGTAGCAGAGATCAAAGCCATCAGCGCTGCTCTCAAAACCAAGTATGGTGATGATTCGGTGGTGCAGTATTTTGGAGAGGTCAAACAGCAAGATCGTGTGGATGCTGTGGACAAGTTCCAGGCTAGTGATGCAAGGTTCTTTGTAGGTCAGCCACATTCAGGTGGTATTGGGTTGACCCTCACTAAGGCGAAAACTGTTATTTACTACTCGAACGATTACTCTCTCGAGACTCGACTTCAAAGTGAAGATCGAGCGCACCGAATAGGGCAAGACGAAAGCGTAACCTACATTGACGTGGAAGCAGTCGGCACGATAGACAAAGCGATAGTAAAAGCACTAAGAGATAAACAAGATATTGCGTCATTGGTAACTGGGGATCCTAAACTGGAGTGGATATAAAGAAAATGTCAAAAGTATTTATCACACAAGAAAAGATGCGGAAAAATATTGCAGGTGATTTCGTTCAGCAATTTGATCTGACACCGGCGTTGAAGTATGGGAAGATGGAGGTGTTGATTCCAGCAGGAAGAGCACTCTTTGCACCTGTCCTGACCATTCGCACACTTAAAGAGAAGTTAGCAGATTTTTCTGATGATGACTATTTGCTCACAGTTGGTGACCCATCAGTTATTGCCGCTGCTGCCATGATTGCGGGGGAAAAGAACAACGGGCGGGTGAAGATTCTTAAATGGGATCGGATTGAGCATGACTACATTTCTATTCAACTAGACACATCGGGGAAAGCAGTATGAGTATTCCAAGCAATGACAGCATCAAACAAATCGCAGACCTTGCCCAGCGGCAAGTCGATTTGTTGCAAAAGATTGAACAAGTGGAGTCAGACCTAAAACAACTTAATGAGGACCTGCGGGTGGTGTCAGAAGTTGACCTGCCAACCGCAATGTTTGAGGCAGGCGTTAGTTCCTTTACACTGGACAATGGGATGAAGGTGTCAACGAAAGATGATGTCTATGCATCCATCCCGAAGGACAAAGAAAGTACAGCGTTTGCATGGCTCAATACCAATGGCTTTGGTGGTATCATCAAGCATGTGGTGTCAGCGTCGTTTGGTAAGGAGGAGGATGCAAGGGCGAAAGAATTGATAGCGGCGGCACAAAGACTAGGCCTTAACCCAGAGGACAAACGGTCAGTGCATTCAGCAACCTTGAAGGCCTTTGTGAAAGAGCAGTTGGCGCAGGGAAAGAATATTCCATTGGAGCTTTTCGGGGCCTATCAGGTCACCAAGGCAACAGTGAAGTAAACCTCTTGAGCTGGGCGGAGGGTAAAAACTAGCCCGGTGTTTTTTAAGGAGCCAAAAATGGCGAAAAATGAAGTTGCAGTAAAGCAGGAAAACCTGTTAGCGCTTGCCTCAATGTATGAGCAAGATGTCGGTGCCGGATTTGAGAACGCAGACCGTGATTCTTATTCCATACCCTATATTGCTATTTTGCAATCGGGGTCACCGCAGGTGAAGAAATCAGATGGTGCCTATATTAAAGGGGCGGAGGAGGGGTTTTTCTTTAACTCCGTGAGTCAGGAAGTTGTGAATGGGGAAACAGGCCTCTTGGTCATCCCCTGTTACTTCACCCGGCGCTTTATTGAATGGGTGCCTCGGGAGGCCGCAGGTGGTGGTGGGTTGGCTGGTGAACACTTGCCCTCTGACCCAACGGTCATCAATTGCCAGCGTGATGCAAAGAACCAGTTGGTGTTAGCCAATGGCAACAACCTTGTTGACACCCGCACACACTACGTGTTGGTGGTTGATAAGGCGACAGGTCTCTTCACCCCCGCCCTCATCAGCATGAGTAGCACACAGGTGAAGAAGAGTCGTCAATGGATGACGCGCATGGAGAGTATTAAGTTTAAGAACGCTGCTGGTCAGCTCTTTACTCCTCCCATGTTCTCCCACATGTACCACCTGACCACTGTGCCAGAGCAGAACGATCAGGGTTCGTGGTATGGGTGGAAGATTGAGACTGCAGGGGCAGTTGAGGATGCGGCTTTGTACGGTGCTGCTAAGTCATTTCGTGATGCGGTAAAGAGCGGTGAGGCCAAGCCTGCCGCACCTGTTGCTGCCACTGCGGATGATGTTCCGTTTTAACCCTTGTTGAGTTTCGGGGGGAAAGCAGATTCTGCGTGACTCTGAAGTGAAGCGCAAAGTAAGCAGTGTAGCGAGTACCCCCACCCCGTAGAAAGAAAGCATGAGACAAGCAGCAGAAAGATTTCAAGCCCTGTTTGAAGGGCTACACCGGGCACACGGTCAATACCGTATTAATGATGCATCGGTTGGAGATAAAAAGATTTCAGGCAGAGCGTTAACGGTGTTGGAGCCGTTGAGTTTGGACAAGTGGGAAGATCATTTGAATGGCAAGTTGGGCGTGGGTTCAATTCCTATCCGAGATGATGCTACTTGTTCTTGGGGTGCCATAGACATTGACACCTACCCCTTGGACATCCCCGCATTGGAATCTAAGTTAAAGGACATGAATTTACCCCTAGTGCCTTGCAGAACAAAATCTGGCGGTGCCCACTTGTACTTGTTTGTCAACACCCCTGTATCTGCTGAAAAGATACGCAACTACTTGATGAAGTTTTCTTCAATCCTTGGTCACCCAGGAGTGGAGATATTTCCAAAACAGGTCAAATTGGCAAGTGAGCGGGATGTTGGCAATTGGATCAACATGCCGTATTTTAACGGTGACAAAACAGACCGTTACGCCATCATTGGTGGCAAAAAAGCCTCTGTACTGCAGTTCCTCAAAAGGGCAGAACAGATAAAATCGGTGTTGACAGAGGAAAAACTAGCCACTCTTGCCATTAAAGAAACAGAATCATTTTCCGATGGGCCACCTTGTTTGCAAGCACTCTCACTCAACAAAATACCACAGGGGCAAAGGAATGAGGGGCTTTTTGCACTCGGTGTCTACGCTAGGATGAAGTTTGGGGATGACTGGGAAACGGAGGTAACAGAGTACAACAGGCTCTACGTTGACCCACCCCTACCCTTCAAAGAGGTTGGCATGGTCATCAAATCTCTCAATCGAAAGAACTACTTCTACCCCTGTACCAAGTCACCCATTGTGGGGCTTTGCAACAAAGAATTGTGCAAACACAGGGAATACGGGGTTGGACAGAGTGATTCTGATGAGCCCTCTATCAATGTGGGCACCTTGGTTAAAATATTGTCTGACCCACCCACTTGGATAATTGATGTTGATGGGGTTAGGTTGGAGTTGAATACCGATGACTTGTTGTCACAGGAAAAGTTTCGCAAGATTTGCATGGAAAAAATCAACAAGTTGCCCAACCGGATCAAACCGCACAGGTGGGAGAAGATGGTGAAGGAAAAGTTGGAGCATGTGGAGTTGATAGAGGCACCACCGGATGCGTCAACAGAGGGACGGTTTATGCAGTTGGTAGAGACTTTCTGCACAGGACAAGCACAGGCAAGGCATCAAGATGAATTACTCGCAGGCAAACCCTGGACAAATGAAAAACGAACATACTTTAGATCAGTCGACCTTGCTCGATTTCTGGATCAACAACATTTTAGAGAGCTTACCAACAAAGAGCAATGGGCAGCGCTTAGGCGAGCCGGTTCTTCCCATCACCAATTTAATATCAAAGGCAAGTGTGTGCAGTGCTGGTCAATAGATGAGTTTGCACACCAGAATGAGGATTTTGAAGTGCCGCATGTGGAGAATGAGTTTTGAAGATTGGAATGGGCGAGCAGCGGTTGATCCTAGGAGCCCCTGGGTGTGGTAAGACCACCAGCCTTTTGAAGCTGCTGGAGCAGGAGATTGCCTTTGGAACCCCTGTTGGACGCATTGCCTTTGTCTCCTTCACTAGAAAAGCCGTACAAGAAGCCATCTCACGAACCTGTGACCAGTTTGAGTACCAGAAAGCAGACCTGCACAATTTTAAAACCATCCATGCACTTTGCTACCGGGAGTTGGCGGTCAAAAAGAACGAGCTGGTTACAACTGCCAACATGACTGAATTTTCCAAAGTCATGCGTATGCCCTTCAGCGCCAACATGGATGACTCTACTGGCTTGGCTGCTGGCGCCACCCTTGGGGATGAGATGCTTTTTTATGCCTCACTTGCGCGGGTCAGAAGGGCGCCGTTGGAGGAGGTGTATCAGGAGTTAACACAACCAGCGTTTACTTGGCACATGTTCAAACAAATTGCTGATGCCTATGAAGGGTACAGGAAAGAGGCAGGGGTGCTGGATTTCACAGACATTTTGGAAAAGTTTGTTGCCCACGGCTCACCTGTCAACTGCGATGTCGCCTTTATTGATGAGGCACAAGATTTGTCTACCCTGCAGTGGGAGGTGTTGAAGGTTGCATTCGCGCATTGCCGCTGGGTGTACATAGCGGGGGATGATGACCAAGCCATTTATTCGTGGTCAGGGGCAGACATTAAAACATTCCTTGCCCTAGAGGGTGAAAAAGAGGTACTAGGTATCTCACACCGTATGCCTAGAAGCATCTTTGACCTGTCCCAACGCATCATCAAACAAGTAAGCCACAGGTATGAGAAGGTGGTGGTGCCTAGGAATGAGGAAGGCTCAATTGAATTCCACAATGACCCAGACAGCATACCCATTGACCCGACCAAAGGCTCATGGTTGATTTTGGTACGCAACACCTACGCCTTGTCCAACATTGAAAAGAATTTGCGCCTCTTGGGTATCCCCTACATCCGCAGGCACGGCACCTGGTCTGTGAACCAGACACATCTACAGGCGATAAGGTGCTGGGAGAAGTTGCGGGCAGGGCACTATCAGGCAGGCATTGCTATCAAAAAAGTGTATGAGCAATTTCGTGTTGGGTATGAGGTAAAAAGGGGGTTCAAATCTTTAAGAAAAATGGATGACAACACTACCTACACCCTGCAGGAGTTAATAGACAGTTTTGGGTTGTTAACAGATGCCATTTGGCATGATGCTTTTAAAGCCATTCCATCAGACGACATTGAATACTACCTGTCCATTCTCCGCACCTATGGCTCACAGGCATTTACCAATAAACCAGAGGTACATGTGAACACCATTCACGGGGTGAAGGGAGGGGAGGCGGAGAATGTGGTGTTGCACTTGGATCAGGCAAGAAAAACCAACCTAGAATACCTAGCAAATCCAGATGCAGAAAGGCGCGTCATGTATGTGGGAGTCACCCGTGCACGGAGGTGCTTGCACATCGTCCAGCCCCAAACCAATAGGTTTTTTCAATTGCCAATGTAGAACCGATAAAAACAATTGTTGAAAATAAACAAAAAAGTTATTCATCTATATGTTTTTTGCCATACAATGGACAGCAATGACAAAGTAAATGTCAGAAACCAGAAAGGATAGAAAGATGTCAAACGCAGTAAACAACACTTTGGAATTAGTAGACCGCCTAGGCCTCATTGAGGACCAGATTGAGCAATTGCGCGAACAACAAGAAGATTTGAAGAATCAGCTTAAGTTGTTGGGTGCAGGCACATATGCTGGCAACTTGTTTGTTACCACAGTCAAGCACACAGCAGAGCGCAAGACAGTGGCATGGGCAAAGGTTGCTAAAGAGCTTAATGCTCCAGAAGAACTTGTCACCAAGTACACCACAGTAGCTAAAGACATAATGTCTGCAGAAACTAACCCCCGCACAAATGTTCAAATTGTTTATTAATCTTTAAGGAAAATTATCATGGCACACGAAATCGACTTCACAACCGGCAAAGCAGCAATGGCATATGTTGGTGACACTCCCTGGCATAACCTGGGTCAGAAAATGGAAGCTGGCAAGACAATTGATGAATGGAAGTATGCCGCTGGCATGAACTTTAGCCTGGAGAGCAAAGACGTGCTCTTCGAAACAAATGATGGCAACATCTTGACTGTACCTGACCGCAAGGTGCTGGTCCGCTCTGACAACCAGAAAGCGCTGGGTGTGGTTTCACGCAACTACAAAGTTGTGCAACCAGGTGAGGTGTTGGAGTTTTATCGTGACTTGACTGAGAGTGCAGGTTTTCAAATGGAGACTGCGGGTGTGTTGCGCGATGGTCGCAAATACTGGGCGCTTGCCAATATGGGTCAAGAGGCGAAGGTGTTGGACGACACAATCAAAGGTTACTTGTTGTTGGGCACAGCCTGTGACGGCTCAATGTCAACTGTTGCTATGTTCACAAGCATCCGAGTGGTGTGCAACAACACTTTGACCTTTGCAGTAGAGGGCACAGGGGCAAACAAGGGACAGCGTATTGTCCGCATCAACCACAGAAGCAACTTCAATGAGACAAAGGTCAAAGCACAATTGGGCTTGGCTGCTACCTCATGGGATTCGTTTATCAAGTCAGTGGATGTGTGGAGCAGGACAAAGGTTAACAATGACCAGGCAGAAAGCTTCTTCAGCTCAGTTTCTACCTACACCAATGAGAAAGGTGATGCAGTGGTCAGTGCCAAGACAGTGGACGCTTTGTTTGACCTGTACCAAGGTCGTGGCATGGGTTCAGACCTTGAGGCAGCACGCAAGACAGTTTGGGGCCTCATCAATGCTGTGACTGAGCATGTGGATCATCACCGTGGTCGTTCAGATGATGTTCGCATTGACCGTTCATGGTTTGGCGATGGTCAGACAACAAAAGAATTGGCAGTCAACCTTGCCAACCAATTGGTAGCGGCCTAAGTTGCGCTACTACTTGTCCCGTCCACCTATCCGTGCAGGCAATAGCGATGCACGGATAGTTTTGGACAAGATACAGGCAGCAAGTGTGGTTGGCATTGACCAAAAAGATTTGGTAAGATATGCGCAGGTTGGGTTTGGAATGGAGGAGAAAGATATCAACCGGCACCTCAGGCTATTACTTAAAAAAGGATTCATCTATGTTCGGGAAGAATAAGATTATGAAAAGGGAGATTAAGGACACCTTCTGGGTCCAAGAAATCTTCTACACCATTCAGGGAGAGGGACCATTGGCTGGGATGCCAGCAGTCTTTGTTCGCCTGGGTGGTTGCAACCTTCGGTGCCACTTCTGTGATACTGATTTTGAGAGTTCCACTACCTACATGACAGCGCAGGAAATTGCCGAGGCGTGCGCCGCCTACAAGTGCGATCTCGTGGTCATCACAGGTGGTGAGCCGTTCCGTCAAAACCTTCTTGACCTTTGCAATGTGTTGATAGCGGCAAACAATGTGAAGATTCAGATTGAGACAGCGGGCACGTTGTGGCAAGATGGGATGGAGGATTTGGTTGAGGGAAAGATGGCGACTATTGTCTGTTCACCCAAAACTGCAACTGTCCATTCTGGCTTCGTTCGTCACTGCTTTGATTGGAAGTACATTGTGCGAAAGGGTGAGTGTAGTGAGGCAGATGGGTTGCCCAACATGTCCACACAAGATCACAAAGAGCAGATGATTTTTCGAGCACGCAAAGGCACCATCTGGTTGCAACCCATGATGGAGTACCATGAAGACAAAACTGTTGATTGGGACAAGACGAAAGAGAACACCGAATACGCGGCTGCCCTCTGCATGACCCATGGGCACCGACTAACTTTACAACTTCACAAAATGATTGGATTACCGTGACTTTCAGATCTACAAAGACCTACGGGCATGAAATTGGGCTTAGCGCTTGTTTCCGTCAATGGAGGGCAAAGAGCCATTGCAACAAACTGCATGGCTACGCCTTGTCCATTAAGTTTGAGTTTGAGGCGACAGAGCTAGATGAGAACCATTGGGTGGTTGACTTTGGTGGGTTGAAGAAACTTCGTGCCAAGCTTGAAAATTACTTCGACCACCGGACACTGGTTGCCAAAGATGACCCAGACATGGATTGGTTTGTTGAGGCCCAGAAAAGGGGCATCGCAGACCTCATTGTGATGGATGAGATTGGGTGTGAGAAGTTTGCAGAGTTTGCCTATGGCTTGGCTTGTGAATGGTTGAGGGAGGCGGAGTATGCAAATTCATACAAACCACGTTGCCGGGTGGTGAGTGCAGAGGTGAGAGAACACGGTGCGAATTCAGCAATTTACTTAGGAAAAGGAAACTAAAGATGTTGAAACAAAAAGCGATGGTCATCTTGTCTGGCGGACAAGATTCGACAACCTGCTTATTCCTCGCAAAGCAAAACTATGAGGAAGTGCATGCTGTCACCTTTGACTACAACCAACGCCACAGTTTGGAGATAGAGGCGGCACGCAAAGTTGCCCGAATCGCTGGCTGTGCATCCCATGAGGTAGTGGAACTCGGTCCCATCCTCAAAGGGCGTTCACCACTGACCGATTCTTCTCAACTTTTGGAGCAATATGATGACTACGAAACCATGGACAAAATTATCGGCAACCGGGTGGAACTCACCTTTGTACCGATGCGAAATACACTCTTCTTTACCGTTGCTGCCAATCGTGCCATTGTTGCTGATTGCTTCACCCTTGTTACTGGCATATGCCAAGCTGACAACGCGAACTACCCCGATTGCACTGACGATTTTCGACTTTCGTACGAGCAAATGGCTAACGAGTCGCTGGGCATTACTAACCTGCACATTATCGCCCCGTTGATTGACAGCACAAAAGCGGAGAGCATTAGGATGATGCGGGAGGTGGGAGGCTACGCTGCCCTTGCCTACACCCACACATCTTATGACGGCAAGTATCCACCTGTGGACATGAACCATGCCAATGTGTTGAGGGCGAGGGGGTTTGAGGAAGTGAAGTTGCCAGACCCCTTGGTCATCCGTGCTTGGATGGAAGGGTTGATGAGGTTGCCAGGCACCGACAATTATTTGCAGAATGAGGACTTCTACAACGTGTTGATTGACGAAATCAGGGAGATGCGGAATGCCTGATAAGTTAACTATTGTTGCCGACCTGTTGCAAACAGTCATCGGGGAGAACCCAGAGCGGGGTGGTTTGATTGATACACCTATCCGTGTTGTTAAAGCTTGGCAGCATTGGGCAGGCGGGTATAAAGAGGACCCAGCGGAGATTCTCAAAACTTTTGATGACGGGGCGGAGGATTACAACCAGATCATTCTGGTCAAAGACATTCCTGTCTACAGTCATTGTGAGCACCACTTAGCGCCGTTCTTTGGTGTCGCTCATGTCGCCTACATTCCTGATGGTAAGATTGTAGGTCTCTCCAAACTATCGCGTGTAGTGGATGTGTTTGCTAGACGCCTACAGGTGCAAGAGCGCCTTACCAGTCAAGTGGCAAACGCTATTCAAGATGCACTCCAACCCAAAGCGGTTGGTGTCATCATTGAGTGCCGCCACATGTGCATGGAATCTCGCGGCATCCAACGACAGGGTGCCTCCACTGTAACCTCAGCAATGAAAGGGCTCTTCGAATGGGACAGATCCGCCAAAGAAGAACTGTTAGACCTGGTTCGTCGATGAACCGCATCCGTTGGTTCCTATCCCATGGACCCCACGGCTGGCTAACCAATCAAGACATAGCAGCAAGACTGCAACTGTCATCAGATCTTGTGTCCAAGTCACTTTGGGCATTGGGTGAGAAAGGGTATGTCAAAAAGCACAAAATGGGCAAGAACTGTTTGTGGATTTGGCATAAAGAGGGGGTTGAGGCGATGCCTGGACCTATTGATATTCCACTTTTTAAGGACTTTGAACCAATGGCAACACATAGTGCAATTCAGCTTTCAAAAGCTGACCATCTGCAATCTTTGGGCAAGGAAACGGGGTACAAGTATGAAGGCGCCGATGCCTCTTTACTTGAACGCTTCCCCAACCCAATGAAACTTACCGTCTCTCATACAGGCGCACATGCAGAGACAACCATCAAAATCGTTTCGCCTGAATTCACATCGCTCTGCCCCCTGACTGGGCAACCTGACTTTGCAACCATTGTGGTGGAATACAAACCACGTGAATGGTGTGTGGAGTCCAAAGCATGGAAATTGTACTTAGGTTCATTCCGGCAGACAGGTGAGTTCCATGAGGCCTGTGTGACTCACATTGCACAGGCGTTGGTTGATTTGTTGCAACCAGAGTATTTGAGGGTTGAGGGGCAGTTCACACCACGCGGTGGCATCCCCTTCTGGCCTACCTTTGAGTACTGGCACAACGCGGAGTAACTGAAGATGTCCAAGGTCAAACTTTTCTTCTCCGGCACCACCGGTGGCTCAGATGAGATGAAGCAACGTCTTGCAAGGGCGTTCACCCATCGCCTCTGCTCCTGCCATGATGCTTATGTGAAGGAGGCGAAGATCTGGGCAGACCTGTGCAAGATAGATGGCGCTGCTATTCAAGAAATGATGTTGGATAGTGGCGCCTTCACCGCTTGGTCAAAGGGTAAGAAGGTGGATTTGAAGCACTTGATTACGGTGTACAAAAACATCATGTCACTCATCCCCAAGCATGTGCAGGTGTCACTCATCAACTTGGATGTGATCCCGGGGTCTCCTGGGGTGACCGCTGGGCCTGAGGAAATAGCGCAAGCAATCAAGACGTCAGATGAGAACTTCAAAATATTGAAGGAGGAGTTTGGGGATATTGTGCTGCCGGTGTTCCATCAGAATGAGTCAGAGGAGAGGATGTTTGAGGTTGCAGAAATGGCTGACTACATCTGTGTCTCACCAAGAAACGATTTGCCTGAATGGACCCGTGTCAATTGGTCAAATTATGTACACCGAAAGTTGCCAGGGAAGAAATGCCATGGCTTAGCTGCTACAGGTGGCACCATGTTGAAACAAGTGCCTTGGTATTCTGTTGATTCTGCCACTTGGCTTTACACAGCAGTCATGGGTCGGGTGAACTTTAACGACAACGGCCGCCTGACCGCTATTGCAACCTCTGACCAGAGCCCAGACAGGCACAATGAGGGAATGCACATCTGCAACATGCCCCCAGGCACAGCACAGGCCATCATTGACAGAGCAGCAAGTTACGGTTTGACTCTCGAACAAATCGTGACCGATCAAAACGCACGACGATTGATGTCGGGGCTTGAGTTTGTGTCTTGGCACAACTCTTTACCAGAGCCTAATCACATGTTCCAAGATTCACTTTTCGAGTTATAAGATGCTAGAAACAATCAAGTTGGTAGCGGGGACGGTGGCAGATAAGACCTTGGTGCCTGCCTTCAGCCACATCCACATCTACGATGGACACATTCAGGGCAACGATGGGCGGTGCACTGCCATAGATGCTTTTTGTGAGAAGTTGAAAGGCGTCAATGCAACAGTTCCTGCATCCCGCTTTCTGCGTGCTGTCAACGCCTGTGACGGGGAACCAGTTATCACAGAAAAGAACAACAAACTGACCATCAAACGTGCTGGCTTTAAAGCTGTGCTGCCCCTCATGGCAAACGCTGACTATCCAAAAGTCAAAGGCCCACCGGAGGGTGTTGAGCAGACGCCTGTAGCACCTGGGTTCATCAAAGCACTCAAGCGCATAGCGCCATTTATTTCAGAGGATGCTAGTAGGCCTTGGTCCTGCTCCATTCTTGTGGACAAGACGCACATGTATGCAACCAACAATGTGGTTGTGGTGTCTGTGCCTTTCGTCTCGCCTTACACCTTCTCCCTTCCCACCGCCTCTGTGGATGAGTTGTTGCGCATTAATCAGGATCCCAAGCACGTGGTGCAGAAAGATCAAAATACCTATTTTATCTACGATGGCTTCTGGTGCCGTGTGTTGCCCATGAGTCTGCCTTGGCCTGACATTGAAAAGATGCTTGCCAAGTATGACTACAACGCCCTGCCTGCCATCCCTGGACAACTCCGCGATGCAGTAGACAAGATATCTCACTTCCATCCAGATCCTAAGTTCCCAGTGGTGGTGTTTAATGCAGAGGGTGTACACACAATGGATGGTGGGCATACAGCATCGGTTGAAGGCATTAGTTTGCCAGAGGCGAGGTTTAGGGCAGAGATGATAAGCAAGGTGTTGAATGAGGCAACCAAGATGGATTTGAGCACCTACCCAGCCCCCAGTCCTTTCACAGGTCCAGAGGGGATGAGGGGGATGATTGTGGGGGTGCGCGAATGAGACATGATTCAGTTGGGTTGTTCTGGGAAGATATTGAGGTCGTCAAACCCGTTAAAGGCGGCGCGAAGCCACAAACTAATCGCGCCATGCCTGCCATACCGGACACGGGTTGGCAACTGCGAGAATTCCCGAATTTAGACAGCATCAAGCAGCTAGGTGTGGACACAGAAACCTTTGACCCCAAACTGATTGACTTGGGTCCTGGGTGGGCAACGGGGCATGGCAATGTGGCAGGCATCTCCATTGCAACTATTGATGCCGCTTGGTATTACCCAATTGCGCACACCATGGGTGAGAATCAGGATAAGGAACAGGTTATCAAGTTCCTGCAAGATGTCTTGTCTGACAGAGCACGCGAATACATCTTCGCCAACTCCCAGTATGACCTGGGCTGGTTGTCCACCTTGGATGTGCATGTGGCGGGTCCCATTTGTGATGTTCAGTTGGCAGAGCCACTCATTGATGAGAACGCACTCAGCTACTCACTCAATGCGTTGGCAAAGAAGTATTTGGGTGAGACGAAGTTGGAGAGCGCTTTGTATGACTGGTCAAGCCGGGCGTATGGGGGTAATGCAGACAGGAAACAGGCAGCCAACATCTACCGCTGCCCACCTGCACTTGTTGGGCCTTATGCAGAAGCTGATGCCTCATTGCCTATCCGCATTTGGAATGCACAAAAAGAAATCCTGCAACGAGATGACTTGGTTGACTTGTTTAATTTAGAGAGCGCTTTGATCCCCCTGTTGTTGCAGATGAGACGGCATGGGGTGAGGGTAGACTTAGACAAGTTGCAGGCAATTGATGAGGGGCTTAGTGCGCGAATTGAAACCATTGAGAAGTCATTGGGTGGGTTGAACATCTACGCTGCCCAAGATGTTGAACGGCTTGCCAAAACGCGTAATTTGTCTTATCCCAAAACTGCCAAAGGCGCCCCATCATTCAGGTCTGACTGGTTAGAAAAGAACATGCCAGAAATTGCTGAATGCCGCAAACTCACCAAGGCGCGTGACACCTTTCTCCGCTCTTACATCACCAATTCACATATCAATGGACGCATTCATGGACAATTTCATCCACTTCGCTCTGATGAGTCTGGGACTGTTTCTGGTCGCTTCTCTAGTAGCACTCCTAACCTACAAAATATTCCAGCCCGCGACCCCGAACTGGGTCCGCTTATACGCTCTCTGTTTGTTCCTGATGTTCTTCATGCTCGATGGGGATCCTTCGACTACAGTCAAATCGAATACAGGATGTTGGTACACTATGGAGCAGGGGAGACAGCGGAGTTGGCTAGAAGCCAGTACAGAACGAATCCAGAGACAGATTTCCATGCCTTTGTGAGTGAGTTGACGGGAGTGCCACGAAAGGAAGCTAAATCGATCAACTTTGGTTTGGTATATGGGATGGGAGAAAAGGCGCTGGCTGCTAATTTGGGACGGGAGTTGGCAGATGTGAAGCCACTCTTCAATCAATACCACAGCACCTTTCCCTTTGTCAAAGACATCTACAACCTAGCAAGCCAACGAGCATCACAGCGTGGATTTATTAGGACATTTGCAGGCAGGTATTCAAGGTTTGACATGTGGGAACCAACGAGTACGAAGGATGAGTTTGAGGCGTTGCCGTATGAGGCCGCCAAAGAGAAATGGGGGCATAAGATCAGGCGTTCATTTACTCACAAAGCACTCAATAGATTGTTGCAAGGTTCTGCTGCTGACCTAATCAAACTTGCCATGGTCAACCTGCAGGCCTCTGGCCTATTGGACGACATCCCCATGCTGTTGACTGTGCATGATGAGTTGTGTTTTTCAATTCCAGACAACAAAGAGCAAGAGGTGAGGGAGATAGAGCGTATTATGACTCAATCAATTGAGGGGTTGAAGGTGCCGTTGTTGGTTGATGCAGAGTTTGGTCCTTCATGGGGTGAGGTGCACTGATATGGCTGGAATCAAATGCATAACATGTGGCGGGTTGACAAGGGTTGCGTTTTCAGCGCCAAAGGATAATTTGCAATGGAGGCGGAGGTATTGTTTGAGTGAGGACTGCCTTGACAGGTTTTCCACATATGAGGTGGAGGCTACATTCCTGCGCAAACTCATCAAACGCGCATCTATAAGGTATGTGGATGAGGGACAGTTTTTGTTGAGGATGGAGGACACAGAGCTCATGCTGCCCAAGGATGCTAAGAAGGCGCAGAAAAGACACGAAAAGTTTGCTGCTGCAGAGGAAAAAAGAAAAGGACAGATAGAGACAAGAAAGACACATGTAAGGCTGACAGCAAGAGAGGCAAAAAAACTTTTAAAAGAAAAAACAAAAACACTTGTTGACAAATAAAAAATGCCATACAATTAAATCTCACATCAACAGAAAGGATAGAAAGATATGAAAAAGTCAATGCAATTTACACGCGGCGGTCTACGCAATGGCACAGGTCTTGTTGGGTATGTAGAGACAAGCTATGAAGACCTCAAAGAGGCCTTTGGGTTGCCTTTGTACCACAACGGTGACAAGACGACATGCGAATGGGTTATCACATTTGGTGATGGTCAGGTGGCAACGATTTATGACTGGAAAATGGAGCGGACACCCATAAGGAAGTACAGGTGGCACATTGGTGGTAAGTGTGCATCAGTAGTTGACCGTATTGAAACTCATGTGCTGATGGTGACTATATGACTACATGGCCTTTTCCACCTTTTCCCAATCCAAAAGATAAAAGCAACCGCCCTGTCCCCTTCAACCCAGACAACTATGAGGAGGCACCGGTATGGACATCATAAGCATGGTGGTAATTGTTGTTTCTATTGTGGGGTGTGTTTATTTGATTTGGGAATTGTATAAATGAATCTAGATTCACCCGCTTTGATAAAAGCCATTAGGAGGGCACTTAAAAAGATAGAAGATGGGATGACCATTAGGGAGTTGGAGGAGGTGACGGGACGGAAGTATGCGAATATTTCTAGCACTGTTCGCCAAATGCCAGATGTTTACATAGATAGGTGGCAACAGCCATTGAAGAGGGGCGGTGGGTATGCAGCCGTTTACGTTCTGGTGAAGGTGCCAGAGAATTGTCCAAAACCACAGAAAGAAGGAGAAGAGTGATGAAGTTCACAGAGCAACAATTGAAGAATTGGCAAACCTATGAGAGCATTCGTCAGGGCGGTTTGTTTAACATGTTTGACCCACGTGCAATGGCTATGACTAGTATGAGTGCAGAGGAGTGGACGTTTTGCATGAAGCACTACAGCGCTTTGAAGCAAGAAGTGCAAGGAGCAGCAGCATGAGCAGAATCACAGCAGGACCAGGGGATGAGGAGACATGGGGCCCATGTGTGGGTCACCCAAATGATCCAAGGACAGAGGACAGCAATGTGTTTGAGGTCAACGGGGTTGCGTATGACTTTGATGAGGAGTTGAGTAGGGAGGATGTAGCGGAGTTGCTTGAAGCGGGGCAAAAGGCGTGCAGGCGTGCAGGGGTTGATTTTGAGATGGTGCTAGAAATGGCAGCGGAGCACCTTAGGGGTATATTCAAGTGAGAAAGCGGCAGATCATGGCGCTGATGAAGGCCAAGGAACTGATGCGGGATGGCTACATAGATGAGGCGTATGCGGTGTTGGAAGACATTCAGCAGAACACAGATTTGGTAGTCAGGACGCAAGAAGAATTCTACAACGAGTTGCGGAATGCAGTGATTGAGGAAGTAGCAAGAGAGGTGGCAAAATTCAAGGCATTTGGCAATGACACAGTTAACAGCATGGTGATTTACATAAGGGGGATGAAGAGATGAGTGAAATGACAAAAGTAATGGATGAGTTGGATGAGCAGATTAATAAGGTGTTGCATGAGCAGACAGCTATGCGGACACAGATCGCGTTGTTGCAACAAGCGGCAGATGCGGCTTATGCAAGAGGGTACGCGGATGGGTTGCGGGTAGGTGCAGGTAGTAAGGAGGTGCATTAAAGATGAGAACAGCAATTATACTTTGCGCCTTAGTAGGTGCGTGTTCATCAACGCCCCCCGCCCCTGCGCCTGTGGTGTACCGTGAGGCACCCGCCAAGCCATCGCATTTCCAAGAAATGGTAGTGCAAAGAGAGGTGCATCCGATGGACAGGTCAGCGTCGATAGAGGCGGTGCAGGAGTGCAGAAACAGCAACATGAGGCCGCGGATGATCTACAGCTACACCGTGCTCAATGGGCAACGGGTGCCGGTGGTCATAGATGTGATTTGTTCATCAGTTGAGATTAAAAGATGATTGAAGCGATCAAAACATTCTTTGGCAAGTTGCGGGGGCAGCATGGGGCAAAGTGGGCAGTGATTGAGGAGGGGTTGCTGTACAGATGCACCAAATGCCATTTGATCTTCACAACCAAATCAGCGGCGAGTGAGCACGCATGTATGGAGAAGAACATATGAGCTATCTTGTTTCATCATTACCGC